AACATGGGACAAGTGCCAGCAGTCAATCCTGACACGCCCTATGGCGCTGAATGCAGAGAGATGTGGACAGTGGAGCAGGGCAATGTGCAGGTGGGTGTAGACCTTAGTGGCATTGAACTACGCTGCCTAGCCCACTACATGCAGGACGAGCGGTGGCAAGAGGAACTGTTGAAGGGTGATGTGCATTGGATGAACTGCCAAGCTTTTGGGCTAGTGCCAAAGGGTACAGTGAAGGATGATAGCAATCCCGAACACAAGAAGTTTAGGAACCAAACTAAAACTATGACCTATGCCATGCTCTACGGTGCAGGTGCAGCAAAGATTGGTTTAACCGCTGGTGTGTCACCAACAAAAGGCAAGAAGCTTATTGATAACTTCTTGGACAATACTCCAGCACTAAAGAAACTCAAGGAGAAAATAGCTAGGCTGTCTGCTAAAGGTTTGTTGCCAGCATTAGACGGTAGGAAAGTATGGGTAAGGAACGCACATGCTGCTCTGAATACCCTGCTGCAATCTGCTGGTGCTATCGTAGCTAAGCAATGGCTGGTGGAATGTGACGAAGCATTGAAGGCGCATGGAATAAATGCAAAGCTCATTGCTTTTGTCCACGATGAAACTCAATGGGAAGTTGCTAAAGAAGACGCAGAGAAAGCAATGAAGATTATTGAATACTCTGCTACTCAGGCTGGTCTTGTGTTAAAATTTAGGTGTCCTGTTGCTGCCGAAGGAAAGATCGGCAACAACTGGCGTGATTGCCACTGACGATACAAGTGGATTTTTATTTTTCATAAAGGAAATAGTATGGCAGATTTATCAAAGCGAGTTAAAATTAAAGCCGATGTGTTCTGGTGTCAGCATACCAAAGTGAATGATATGTCAGGTAAGTATCAGCTTAACCTGTGCAATCTGAGCGATGCTGCTGTGGATGCTTTGGAAGCAATGGGTATCAGTGTTCAAACTGGTGAAGATAAGAAGGCTGAGCAGGGCCGGTATATCACCTGTAAGAGTCAGTCGCCTATCAAGGTGTCTGACGCAGACGGTGATCTGATTGAAGAAGCCATTGGCAATGGAAGCAAAGCTAAGGCTTTGGTTGGTGCGTATGAGTGGTCTTACAAAAACAAGAAGGGCATCAGCCCATCCTTGGGTAAGATTGTAATTACAGAGCTTGTTGATTTCGGTACTGAGTCTGCTCTTGATGATGAAGATATTTTGTAAAGGAAAACTGGAATGAACATTAGACTAAACCTCCACATCGATACTGTTAATACGATTCTTACGGGGCTGGGAGAGTTGCCTTACAAGGTGGCTGCTCCCCATGTGAATGAGATTCACCGGCAAGCTACTCCTCAAGTTGAGCCACCAGCCAAGCAGGATGACATGCCTGTGCAAATGGAGCTTCCCCTAGAAGATTTTAATCAGTAACAGCAATGCAAAGCAAGGTGATAGCGTTAGTTGACTCTGACATTATTGCTTATCGCATAGCGTTCGCTTGTAAGGATGACGATGGGAAGACAGCTAAGAGATCTCTTAACAGTTATCTCACCGACATCCTACTGATTGGCGTTGATAATACATACAGTGGTTGTTATGCCGATGAATGGAAACTCTACCTAACAGGTAAGAATAATTTCAGACTAGACATAGCAACCACTGCTGTGTATAAAGGTAATAGAACAGCACCTAAACCAAAACATTTACCGTTGTTGAGAAAACATTTGGTAGATGATTGGGGTGCAATTATTATTGACGGTCAGGAAGCTGACGATGCTATAGCAATAGAAGCAACTAAGTTGCAAAGTAATTTTGTCATTGCTTCTGTTGATAAAGATTTAGATCAGATAGCTGGCTGGCATTACAATTTTGTAAAGAAGGTAGGGTATAACATAACTCCTGAAGAGGGTATGTATAGATTCTACAAACAAATATTAACAGGGGATTCCGCTGATAATATCATAGGCATAAGAGGAGTTGGCCCCGTCACTGCTGACAAACTCCTATCAGAAGCAACAGATGAAATGGAAATGTATTCTATTTGTCTAGAGCAATATGAAGGGAACGAGGAAAGAGTTATTGAAAATGCCAGACTGCTCTGGCTTAGAAGATATGAGGATGAACTATGGCAACCACCAATGAAGGATACAGTATGAGAAGGAATATCAAGAATGATCTACAGCCCAATGATGTTGCGATTATTTTACGCCCTCATGTGGGAAAAGATGGGCAATGGGATCAAACATTCGAAGTTGTTGTTAGTGGCTTTGGCCCTGTCACTATTTCTAAGGAAGCGATGGATGACATGATTGGCATGGCAGTATTGCTGGCCTCTGTTGTTCCCCTTATGGAAAGCAACGAAGAAATTGCAGCAGAGATTATGGATCACTGTAGTAAGTTCTATGCACACAATGCGGTTGGTGTTGAGTATGATGTCAATCACAATAGCTTTGCTGACCTAGACAAAGATCTTCGTTCCTTTGATATCAATACTCCCACTGTGGGCGGGATGCAATGACTTCTGTAGCTGAGATATTGCAGCAGCGCGGGGATCGCTACGGTGAATACATCAATGTAGCAACCACTAGCCAAGAGATAAAGCATGTCATATTCAGCGGGACTAAAGTAAATGAAACTGCCGACAATGATATGTGTGAAAGCTTGGGCATGATTGCTAATAAGATTGCCCGCATTGTTAACGGAGATCCTTTCTATAAGGATAGCTGGCAAGACATTGCTGGGTATGCCCAACTCATTGTCGATAAGCTCGACAAGATGGGACTATAAATACCGATGGCCTCTAAGAAGCAAACCATCAAACCCCGTAATGGTGGTGAGTGGACAGAGGCTAGGTATCGAAGCTTCGTAACATCAGCCCTGAGGTCTGCCTCGCGTAGGTGGCCTCCAAAGTATGCAGCACTAAGGGATGCTCTGTTGGGAAGAAAAGAAAATAAGAAGACAGGTAAGTTAGCACAGCATTACAAATGCGCTGCATGCACTGGAGAGTTTGTAGCTAACGATGTACAGGTAGATCATATCCATCCTGTAGTGGATCCAGATATCGGGTTTGTTAGTTGGGATAAGTACATTGAGAACATGTACTGTGAAGTGGTGGGCTTTCAGATATTATGTCTGGATTGCCATAAGGTAAAAACTCTTAATGAGAAATTGAAAAGGAAATCAAAATGAATATTACTTGTACACACCTTGAAGAACTGGAAGACGGTGGCGCTATCGTTAGCTTGGAGATGGATAATGAATCCAAAGTGGAGTTGATCAACATGGGCTTCATTGCCATGTTGCAAAACTACATTGCTCAGCAGCATGCTGTTGAAGAAGAAGTCGAAGAAGAGGGGCTGTTCGATTGGGATGAAGAGGAAGAAGAAGAAGTTGATCCCTATGCTGCTGTCATTGCAGAACTGAAAACTTGCTATGAGTATTACGCATTGGAAGTGGACGATGAAGAAGGTAAAACTGCTGAGCTTGCACACGCAGCATCACAGTTGCTCACCCTTTACATGGGTGAAGAAGCAGCTTCTGATTACTTCTGGAACCTCACTGCTAATGTTTGGAACGATTGGGCTGACTAAGACTAGCCCTTGATATGGAAACCCTTGTCGCTTAAATGGCAGGGGTTTCCAATCTAAAAAATTAAAATAAGGAATGAGATGGATTTAGATTTTTATCAAACAGAAGCAATGTCATACCGGATTGACAGTGCAAACGAAGCCTATGCCTTATTTAATTTGGCAGCAGAAGTTGGAGAAGTATTGGGCCTTGTTGCCAAACTCATCCGCGATGGAGCAGGTGAAAAGAATATGGAAGAACTGATGAAGAAAGAACTTGGTGATGTTATGTGGATGGTCTGCGCTGTAGCAGATGATGCAGGACTAAGCCTGTCGGAAATCTGTACAGAAAATCTATCCAAACTAGCCGACAGAAAAGCCCGTAATAAAATTATGGGTAGTGGGGATGAGCGGTAAACTCTAGTATAACTGCTTTCCCTATGGGAGCAATGGCTCCCTTTTTTTATCTTTCAACACAGGAGAATTATGAACGACATCCAAACCCCTTGGTCATCTGTTGGCTACCTCACATACAAGCGCACCTACTCACGCCGCCTTAACGAGACTGATATCAATAGCCCAACAGAAGAATTCACTGACACCATTAAGCGGGTGGTGGATGCAACTAATGACCAGCTAGGTTGTAACTTCACAGCAGAAGAGCAAGCACGACTCACTAAACATTTCCTTGAACTCAAGGGCAGTGTTGCTGGTCGCTTCTTGTGGCAGCTAGGAACTAATACAGTGGATAAGCTTGGGCTTGCCAGCCTACAGAATTGTGCTTTCACTGTGGTGGACAAGCCTGTTGAACCTTTCACTTGGGCTATGGATTTGTTGATGCTGGGCAGCGGTGTAGGCTACAACATTCAGAAGAAGAATGTGGACAAGCTTCCTGCTGTCAATGAAAACTTTAAAGCTCCCACTAGAGTGGATAGTTCTGGCGCTCAGTTCATTGTCCCTGACAGCCGTGAAGGATGGGTTGCTCTGCTTGGCAAGACATTGAAGGCAGCGTTCCTCGCCCACAGCAGCGGCAATCAGACATTCACCTACAGCACACAGCTTATCCGTAGCAAGGGCGCACCCATCAAGGGCTTTGGAGGCACTGCCAGCGGGCCTGAGGACTTGGTGTGGGGGATAGGTAAGATCAGCGAGATCTTGGCCCGCCGTGCTGGGCGTAAGCTTCGTCCTATCGACTGCTTGGACATTATGAATATCATTGGTGCTGTGGTGGTGGCAGGTAATGTGCGCCGCTCTGCACAGATTGCTATTGGCGATCCTGATGATGTTGAGTTCTTGCTAGCTAAGCGTTGGGACATGGGCAACATTCCCTCATGGAGAGCAATGTCAAACAACAGCGTTGTCTGTAACGACATTGAAGACCTGCATGAATTCTTCTGGGATGGCTATGAAGGCAAGGGAGAACCCTACGGTCTGATTAACCTGCGCCTGTCCCGTAAAGTAGGACGCTTGGGTGAAATTCAGTATCCCGATCCTGATGTGCAGGGATACAACCCATGTGCAGAGCAGAGCTTGGCTGATAAAGAAACCTGCTGCCTAGCAGAAATCTTCTTGCCCAACATCACTTCTAAGGAAGAGTTGCTGGATGTAGCAACACTGCTATACCGAATCAACAAGCACAGCTTGGCCCTGCCTTGCCACCTTGAATCTACCCAAACCGTTGTCAACAAGAATATGCGTATGGGCATTGGCATCACAGGCGTACTAGAAAGCAACAAGGAGCAGCTTAGCTGGCTCAAGGACACCTACACCTACCTGCGTGACTACGATGAGCAG